CGGCTGACCAGTACGCTTTGGTGGCCTCCCATCCCTGCCTGACTTCGGATGTATTCTTCCTCCAGGTTTTCTTGAACCATGTTCCCAGCTTCAAAACGGTCGATTGCCACCAGCCCGCGAAGCCGACCCAGGCTTCTCTGAGCGGCTTGATCCCAGACGTCCAGGCGGACTTTATCCCGAGCCAGGCGATCTCTGCGGCCAGCTTCCACTCGCCCGACATCAGAGCATCTGTCACACCGCCGAAGGCTGTCAGGGCAGCGTCCTTGATCCCTCCCCAGGACTCCTTGACGATCCCCGCCGCGTCCTGGGTGATGTTCCCGAGGTTCCCGGTCGCGTGAGCGAGGTACACCATCGCCCCGACAATGAACCCGATCGGGGAGACCATCACGGCGAGGAGTCCCTGGAGGACGCCGACGACCGTGATCAGGACGCCGACCGCCACAGCCGCCGCGCTGATCGCAGGGGAGAGAATGAACAAAGCAGCCCCCACAGCCATCAGACCCCCGGCGAGCTTCACAACCAGCATGATCATGTCCCGGTTGTTTTTAATCCAGGCCAGGGCGACCGTCGTCCAGTCTCGCATCTTCTCCGCCGCCTTCGTCAGCATCGGAGCCAGGCCTGCCCCGATGTGGAAGACCGCCATCTTCACGCTCGACCATAGCTCCGTCATCCTGTCCGTCAGGATCGCGGCGGCGTTCGCGTCGTCTGTACTCATCGTGAGGCCGAGCCTGTCGGACTCTTCCATCATCGCTTTTAGACCGTCCGCTCCCTTGTCGAGCATCGGGAGCATATTCGCCCCTGCCCGACCGAAAATCTGGAGAGCGAGTCCGGCCTGGAGCGTCTTGTCGTCGACCTTCGACAAGGCTCCCGCCATCTTCATAAACTGATCCTCCGGGGAGAGACCCTTCAGATCCTTGAAGCTCAGACCCAGAGCTTGCAAGGCTCTCGTCTGGGTCATGAGACCCTGACCGGCTCCCAGCATGAAGCGAGCTTGAGCCTTGAAGCCCTTCTCCATGTCGGCGACAGACGTCCCGGCGATCTGGGCCGCGTGAGATAGGCGGGACAAGAACTCGACGCTCGTCCCTGTCCTCATGCTCATCTTCTGGAGAGTGTCTCCCATCTTCGCGAAGGCGAGACCCGCCAGGGCGAGAGGGGCCGCGATCATCGCTCCGAGCTTCATCATCGCGAGACCCGCCGCCCGGACGCTCGCCGCAAACGCCTTCAGCTTCGCCTGGACAGCTTTGAGGCCAGCGGAGACAAAGTCCCGGAGGGTAAGCTCCACAAAGGCCCGCCCCGCTCTTACTGATTTGCCGGCAACCATCAGAGGATCCCCTTGAATAAATTCCTGTGTTTCATGATCACCTGCTCGAAGGCTGGCACCATGAACGGCCTCGGCTTGTACCTGACCACGCGCCGCTTCCCTGTCCGCTTACTAACGATCCGATGAGTCCCCCCATACTCCAGGCGGGGGGCTGTCAGCTTCTCCTTCGCCTGGCGGAAGATCAGCGGCCCGATCACGACCCCCTTCTTGAATGGATCGTAAGCGAAGAAGATCAGCTTCCTGATCGGACTCGAGGCCGACCGCGCCTTCGGTGGATCCCCTGGGGAGCTGAACTTCTTCTTCGATACCCGGATCGATTGCTTCGCCTCGCGCCGGACGAAGCCGCCGAAGGTCATCATCTTCTTCCGGACGCCGCCGCTGACCCTGTTCTTGATCTTCTTCGAGTCCAGGAACGATCCCGCTCGGCTGTTTACGCTGATACCGAACTTCGCCAAGGTCACCTCCCGCGAGCTGTTTCAGTAAGTCGAAGCCCGCTCTCTTGTCTGTAACTGGTTTACTCTTCTTCTGTTCCTGGTTGTATGGATGGAAGTCGCTCGGCGCGAAGACCTTGGAATTTTTGCCCCGGTTCACGTTCGCGATCAGGCTCATAACGGCGGAGGTGTGATTCCAGAGAGCCATCTGATGACCGTTCATCATCCAGAACAACTCTCGGAGAGTCAGGGGGAGGGGATCGACTCCGACAGATCCGGCGATCTCCCAGACGAGCCTCCATCCTCTGCTGCGTTGATCACCTCCTCCACTATCTCCTCCGCCGTCTTGCTGCTGATCAGATCCTCCGCCCTGGTCATCAGGAGAGCTTCCGCCTCCTCCATCTTGTCCAGGGCCATCCGGAGGACTTTCCGCTTCCGGGGCGGGAAAAAATCCACGATCTCGTCCAGGAGGGCTTCCGTCGCCGACCCGATCGCCTCGCCCGCCATCGACTCACCGAAGTCCTCGTCCGTGATGTTGTTTCTCTCCGCCTGGTCACTGACCAGGACGAAGATCACATCACAGAGGAGGACAGGATCGATCGCCAGGCGTCCGACCATTTCGCCGACATCCTCAGACAGTAGATCGAAGCTGACCGCGTCCTTGACCTTCTTCGCTGTTGCGATATTCAGGGAGAGCGTCCAGCTCCTCTCTTTATTGTCTGTGAATTGTTTCATCAGGAAACTGTCAGCCACTCCGGGGTGTTTGCGGACTTGGTGATCTTGAGCGAGATGTCGACCATCAGAGCCTCCTCGAGAGCTTCGCTCCTGGAGAAGTTCGTGACAGAAAAGTCAGCGTGAAGTCCCTGGGATCCCGTCGTCGCGATCAGGCCGTCCATGAAGGCCATCTCGACGGACGTATTCGCAAAAAATGCGGTCTGCAGGGCCGTGAATTCTGCGTCAGCAGTATCCCAGACCATCTGAAAGTCCACAGAGCCGTCCTTCAGCGTCGCGACCGACTGGCGGAAGCCGCCGCCGCCCCTGGTCGTGACATCCGCGTCACCGGCTTCCAGGTTGATCGTGACGTCCTTCAGGTTGTCGATGAGACTCCACGTGGCGGAAGTCCAGGTTCCCGTGTTTCTGTATGCTTTCGCGTCTAATCCTAATACAAGAGCCATTGCTCTACCTCACCTTTCTAAAATTGACCTCGAGCGATGCGAGGAACTCGCGCCGCTCCTGTAAAACGTCTGGATCAAAAAGAGGCGAGTGATCCGTCCGGATCCATGTCGCCCCGCTGTGACCTGTAAAGTCCAGGCCGTCCTTCATCTCTTCGACCAGGTCGAGCATCCCGTCCAGGTCGCTCGTCGAGTCCGGGTCGACCGGCTTCCTGATCCCGATCATGATCGTGTAGTCGTGTTGATTCCTGGAGCGGGACTCCAGGCTGATCTCCTCGTCAGCGGCCCAGACGGTGACATCCAGACCGGCGAGATCCTCGAGAGCGAAGCGGGGGAGAGCGACTCGGGTCGCGGTGAAGGACTGGCTGAGTGATAACCCATTCAGGGCGGAGACCAGACCATCAGCGATGTCGCCGATCACGCTCATCAATTCACCTGCTTCGTATGGACTCTGAGGATCTGCCGGTGTGGATCCGAAAAGGAATAGTGCCGCGAGCCGCCGAGAGCCATGACAGGGAAGGTGACCTCCTCCCCTGCCACAGTCTCGCGTATCTCGTCGCCTCTTTTCGGCCTGACTCTCTCGCCTCCGATCTTGAGATCCTCGGCCAAGACGAGGTAATCCCTCGCCGTGTGGCTCTCGAAGATCCCGCCGCTCGTCTCCGTCTCGTAATCCGTAGAGCCAGGGACGGCTGTCAGGTCGACAACGTCGTCTCCTCGGACATAACGGATCGACACTCCGCCCGTCGAAGCGAGCGTCTGGAACGATTGGACTAGGATGTCGGCGATAATAGTCAAGGTCGTCACCGCTTCCGCTAACTCAAGAGAGCTTCAGTTTCCGATAGGCTGTCCGTGACAACAATCGGAATTCCGAAGGCCGAATCTGGGAACGCAGCAGGGGCACCACTCGGTGACGTTGCTGTCCGGGAAGCCTGCAATTGTTGCAAGCTCCGTCGGTTCATCGCCATGAAGCTCGGCCCGCGTCCTGCGGGGAACTTGCTGATCGCCTGAGAGATCAGGGCGTCAGATAGTCCCTTTCCGCTGTCCTCGGTGATGTTGCAGATCCGCCCGAGCGAATAAGCTCCGCCGACCTGGAGACCACACCAGGAGGTTATCGGGGTGTAGTACGCCGGGTAGGATCCAGTCGAGGATCCGGCGAACTTCTGGATCGTTGTCTCGCCGACATCGATCACGCCGTTCTGACCCCAGACCACATGAACGTCCGAGATCCCGGTATTGACCAGGTACACACTCGAGGCCGTGTCTGCTGTCGTTCCCGCCGCGTTGACGTTCATCGCTCCGCCGATGTGACCGGTCGTCTGGTCGGCCATCGCGTCGAAGCCGTTGGCGTTGTCACCGTTGAGGATCTCGTCCTCGGCTTTTGCCATCGCCGATCGAAGGTGATCGATAGCCTGGGTGCCGAGCATCGCAGACCATCCACGCTCGTCGCTCTGGGCGACCGCGACATCCACGCCGAAGGAGGCGTCGAGGATCGCCAGGGTGACCGTCACGGTCGAGTAAGTCCCGAGGTTCAGGTCTCGCCCGTCGTTCTCAGTCCGGAAGCCGGTCGTCGGATTTGCTGTCCGCTTGAGGTATTTGTAGGTATAACCGGCGATCGATCGCGCGGCTAAACGAGCCAGAACCGGCGCGTCGTCGAGGACGTCGCTGATGATCCCGACATCCAGATCGGAGTCGTTGAATTTAGTGACCTCTGCGGTCGTCATGAAGCTGTCAGCCATTGTCTAGTCCTTCCGTTCTTCTTGTTAGTGAGTAGTTATTCTTTTGAGTTGTCGAAGCGGGCCGCAAAAGCTGCCGCGCCGAGACTCCCGAGCTGATCCTTGTAACCGTTGATCTTCGCCATCCGCTCCGAATTCTCATCACCAGGGGCGACTGAGAAGTCCAGAGCCTCGGCCTCGCCGCGACTGACAGCCGCGAGCTGAGTCCGGAGCGTCTCGTTCTCCTCGCGGAGAGCGTCACGCTCTTCGATAACTCCGACCATGTGCCGATCCTGGGCTTCCGCGAAGCTCAGACCCTCGGCAAACCATTTGCCGCCATCAGCTCCGAAGGACTGAATGAAGCGACCGCATTCGCTCCGGGGATCCTCCTGAGCCATCTCGACGACAGCCAGTTCCTCTTCGGCGGTCTCTTCCTCGGCTGTCTCCAGGGCTTCCTCTTCGTCGGTTCCCTCGATCGCCTCGGTCACGACCTCCTCGACAGTCGGCTCGGCCTCGTCAGTCGATTCCTCGATGACAGCCTCCTCGACCTGATCGTCTTCCGTTTTTGCTTCTTCGATCATGTCTTCCTCTCCTGTTAAGATGTCGACGGCCACTAGAGGGCCGTCCTTAAATACCGTCGATTCTGTATTCTCGTCAGCCCCGTAAGGGCAGACAGCGCATCCGCGAAAAGGCCAGGTGCGAACAACGACACCAGGGCCGTCGAACTCGTAGCCGTTGACCGGGACGCTCTCGCCTTCGGAGACCTCCTCCAGCTTGAGGCCAGAGCCTCCGAAATTGATCGAAGCCTCGTAAGGGACGCCGAGGCTCCCCTTGTGCTGGATCTCTGCCGCCCTGTCGTCGTCTGTGAAGCTGACGAGCTGACCCGTCGCCTGGAGTCCCTCATCGGTCACCTCGAAGCCGTCCAGGTAGCCGATCACCTGGTCAGGATCGTGATTGTAATCCAGGACGATCCGCTCCTTGTGCTGGACGCCCGACATGTCGTGGACGATCCGCCCCCAGAACCAATGATCGATCGGCTGGCTCGAGCGAGCGAGCAGCTTCACGCGGCCCTGGGCGTCGTCGTGACTGAATCCGAACTCCCCCGCCTTGAGCGTGAGAGCTGCCTCAGGGACGTTCCGGCGTCTGTTCGTCTTGGTCTTCTTCGTCATCTGTATCTCCTGAGATGATGAGCTTGTCTGTTTCGACGGTGATCCCGGCGTCCTTGATGTACTGCTCCTCGCGGGCGAGCTGGTCGACGACATCCCGGAAGTCTCGTCCATGTCGCTCCTTGATCACCTGGCTCCTGGTCTTCAGACCGGAGGCGATCGCCAGAACGTCCCCTCTGACCTCCTTGGACGGATCCCACCAGGGCGTCCCGTCGTGAACCCACTCCCATTCAACCCCGGAGAGCTGCATCCCAGCGGGGAGAACGAGGTCTCCGTCCTGGATGAACAGCCCCAGCCGCCAGAGGGTGATCCTGTCGAGCAGCTCCCGGAGGGTCGCTCGTCGTGATTTACAGCTCTTCTCGTAATGAATCGCGGCGCTCTTGGCGCCGAAGAAGTTTGTAAAATTCTCACTGTAAAATGAGAATGGAATTCCAAGACTCTTCAGGGCGACCCCGATCATCGTCTCCATAAACGACTGAAACTCCTGGTGAGGAGACTTACTTTCGAGGAACTCAGCACGATCTCCGGGACTCAGGTCGAGCATAACCGGCCCCTTCCCGAAGTCGACATCATAACCGGCATCGTCGCCGCCATCGGTGACCCCGAACTCGTCCGGATTCTCACGATAGAACGCGAGGCCGAAGAGCTGCGAGACCTTCATCTTCGCCAGGGCGTACTCCGCCCCCTCGTAGACGTCCCGGAAGGCGTTGATCGCCGAGGCCATCGGGCTGACTCCCCGGATCTGGTCGAAGCGGTCGAAGTATCCGAGCTGATAGACGTTCCCGGCCCTGACCGTCCGGGCGAATTCGTACCCCCCGGAGGCTGTGCGGTTATGGATCGCGATCGACTGGAGGCGTCCTCCCTTGCTGACCTTGCAGCCGTGGATCAGGCCGTCGTCGCTCGAGCTGTTTCCCATCGCGTCAGTTCTCACGCGATCCGACTCGATCGCCTGGAGGTGACCGCTGGACATCTTGACCAGGAAGACATCCCCGTCGACGACCCGCCGCTCCTCGCACATCCGGATGAGCTGGCAGAATGAGTGACGCCCAGAGACGTCACAGTTCAGCGGTCGCTCGTACCAGTGCATCAGATCATGAAGCTGGCGGTCGAGTTCGTCGTCTCCTGTCCTCGGCTGGAAGCTGAAGGAGGAGTTATAGTCGAGGTGCCGCTTGACGGCCCATTGTGCGATTGAGAAGTTCTGGACGATGTCCCTGGTCGAGCTGACCAGCCGCTTCCGCTTCGTCGGTGTGAGGATATGGTCGACGCTCTTGAGCCGCGTCGAGGGGTTCCTCCGCTTCGTGTCCGACTCCGATGAGTCATAAGCCAGAGAGGTCGGCTCTTTTCGAGGAGCCGCCTTCTTCTTCCTGGTCGTTCTCTTCTTCGTCCTGGTCGCCATCAGTCCAGCTTGATCCTCATCTTCAGGGGTCGACTTCCAGTCTCCGCTCCGACTCGTCTCTTCCAATAATTCAATTCTGAGATCGCTTGTTGACGATTGAAGCTGGTCGTGAAGCCGTCCACGCTGACGGAGTTGACGCCGATGTTATTCTTGAGAGCCGCCTCGAACAGCGCGACCATCCTGGCCGCGTGAGTGAGGGGAACAGATACAGCGTCGGCGTTAGTTATGCTCTGAACCATGCCCTCGAATTATCGACATCCCGCCCCAGGGAGGACAGCGGAAAACGGGGAATCTATTCACGATGTGATTAGATTCTCGGGAAGCCCCTCGCCGCTAGTGTAAGATGAT